TTACTAGCCTCGTAAAACTTTTTCATATCGATCTGCCTCTGCGCTCTATTAGCAGATGCTCTCCCCAACATTGTATTTTCTCCTAAGGGCCTACTAAAAGCTGTATCATAGGTTGCCTGCCTCTCCGCCGCAGTTCTACCTTTTTTCAAAAACCCTGATCTTTTATTTCGGGCTTTTATTTGTTCTTGATACCTTTTTTTATTTGCTTCTTTTCTGGCGGCTCGTTTAGCCGCTATCCCCATAAGTACGACGTTCCTATCAGGTTGATCTTCTGCACGGGGCCTCTGTATACCTAAAGGTTTTACCGTACCCTCATACCCCATTTCTGGGTCATTGGTACCAATCCTTCTACGGGGTACACTTAATGGGGCAATGTTCATGCGCGTATTTGCACCTCCCCCAATAACTTCAGGAACTGGCTTGCCTATTTCAACACGGGTGTTTTTTGCCCCTTTTAAATACTCAGTTGAGTCCATGATTTTGGAAGGGTCGTAGTTTTTCTTTGTTTTCCTGTTTCTACGTAGAAATTTAAATAAATCTAAGGCCATATTAGTAAAGTATTATTAAATATTAAAAGAGTCTTAATAATTTAATTTGTTGTCACCTAAAGTCAAAAGGTCATTTTATAGGGGGGTACCCCCTTTATATATAACTTTCTTTAGAAGATCACGCACTTTCTACTGTACAGTAGAAACAGCGTGCATCGTATATTAAAGTTTACAGGTGCCCCTCCCCCCTTACGTGCCTGCAAGCTGAGAAGATTGTAATATATTGGTCAAATCTTTCATGGACTTGGCAGGCCCTGACATCCCATTTGCCTGATTTTTAGGGGGTTCTGTAGCTACAAGCCCAAGCCTTTGGCGTGCAACATCAACACAAAGGAAAGCCGCGTCTGCAATATCGGGGGATTTGCCCAGTCTCGATTTAAAGTCTGGCTTGGTTTCTACTTTCATTTTTAATGAACCTGACTTATACATATCAAAACGTCGGCCTGTCATTTCAGCCGCTAATTCATTAGATATACCAAACAATTGCTTTGTCCTCATTAACTCTTTTCCCGCAAACCATAACTCACTACACCTGTTAGCATAAAGCTCTGTACCTATAAGTTTAGAATTTACAGAAACTCTCTTCTCTGATGGCTTTCCTCCGAATGAAACCCTTAAAATGTTTAAAAGCCCTTCTGCTTCAATTATGTCGCAGAAAGGATTCCCAGCGCCCGTCGAGTCCACAGCAAGGTTCGACGGATCAATCTTCCTCTTCTGTAACTCCTCTTTCAACATCTTTACAATCTGGTAAGAACGGGGGACCGCTAAGTTGGTGGCATCGTCTAAAAGGGCTATAAAGTCTTTTAATTCGCAGACGTAGTGTCCTGACTGGTCGTATCCTACTAAACCAGTATATAAGATACACCTGTCCCCACCATTACTAAAAGCAGGGTCAAGACCTGCACAGGCAACAGGAGTACCCTTCCAAGCGACGGGACCCATTGAACCTGAACGTGTTATGCCAGTTTCACTGTATATTGTTTCTTCTTCGTCCGATTCAAAGAATACTGCCGACACCATTCGCTTATATCCTCTACTATCAGGGCCTAGCAATTCCCTATCTTCTGCTAGTTTTTCTTCCGTTGGGAGCCACGGGTATATAGTTTTTCCCGCTAAAATGTTAGGGGATCTTTCTCCATCCAGTCTTAGATAACGACCCCCGTATTTTGTTTCCCATTCATCCGCATCACTTTCTATAGAGTCCCAACCTTTTTCAGGCTGTGCCCAAACCCCAAAAGCATCGTATCTAGACGCAGGGTTACTCATACCTATTAACTGAAACCGTGGGTTTTTAGACAGGTTTGTTAGACCTGCCTGCAAAATACTCTCACTAAGTTCACTAAGCTCGTCAGCAATAACAACGACGTTTTTCTGCTTTATCCCTATAAATTTACCTACCGCTGTCTTTTCTTTGCTTTTTTCACACGCAATCAAACTTAGGCCCGCTTTTTCTATAAGAGTCCCTTTTTCATTTATGTAAGCTACATTACCTATTGAATCCCGTATTCTGAACGGTGCACCATCAATAACGTTCAAAAGGCTAATTACTGAACCCCATATCCTTTTACGGGCTTCACGTAAGGTGGTGGATGTTAAGAGGACCAGCGTGTCTCGCGGTGCGGCCAGCCAGCTAACAATAGCATATGCGGCCATAGTATGTGATTTTCCTGAGGATGCCGCACCCCCTATTGCTAGATACTTATTTTTAAGAGCGGCTTTAATCATGATATTAGCCCACGGGTGACGCACCATTAATTTTTCAGGTAAGTCGTCGTTGTTCCAAAGGACATCACATATTCTCCAAAAATAATATTCTCTTGCCTGAATGTTAGAGTGGTGAGCAAAGCCGTACAACAAAGCAGTAAGTGTATTTGTGGGGGGAATTTTTAAACCTCCAATAATAATTTTTTGTTCTTTTGAATCCAGATAGGGTTCAAGTTTGTTTGTTTTGCTCATATAAAATTGAAGAATTACAATAAATTTAGTATATATTACATAACTTGTCTAAGGGTACAAAAAAATCAAAGCTATTAAAAAAGGCATTAGAACTGTATAATGAAGATTATACTTTCGTAAATATTGCCAAAGAGGTTGGGGTCAATGTATCAACACTAAGGAGGTGGTTTAGGGCAGAGGGGTTGGAGCCAAAAAAGAATGCCCATTCTTTAAATCCAAGACCTGATGATGAAGACCCCCTGAAAACAGCACTAGAAAGTAACTTAGATAAAAAAACACAAGAGGCTATTCGTATTGCCAAGATGGAAGCAAGAGAGCAAGAAGACCAAGCTATCCTTGAAGCAGCCGAAGCGAAGAGTAGTCCTTCTGAGAAATATCAAAGCTACGTAGCAGCTACCGCTATAAAGATTTTAAGAGACAACGTAAAAAATTTAAGAGGGCCAAGAACCATTAGAGAACTAAGTGAACTCGACCAGTTGATCAGAAGGAACCTCAATATCGATAACAGAGGAGGAAGTGCCCCACAGGGGTTACAGATAGACATAAACATTCTAAATAACACTAAGGCGGATGCTGGTGGTGGGGCTGTTAAAGTAAAACCTAAAAAGGTAATTGATGTACCCCCTGAAGATTGATGGAATTTTTTGAAGATAAAATGATCGTTGAAAACCCTAAGGTTTTAATTAGAGAAAACCGAGGGGATGACTTCTACTTTAGACAAGATTCTCTTGTGGGCCTGTACTACAGGCTATTCCCCTCTACTGCTAAAGAAATTATTTTCTTACAAAGACTCCGAAAAAATATAGATGTATATCTTCCTGCTGACGAAGAAGGTGGTTTAATTGTACCATCTCATTTGTTGCCTAAATGATTGTTGTAGGTATAGACAACGGATTGAATGGGGGTCTGGTAGCTTTTTGTGGAAAGACTAACACAATACAAGATAAAATTTGTATGCCCACTAAAAAGAGACAGAGCAAGTCAGAAGTGGATATTTATAAAGTAGACCAATGGGTGGAAGATTTAAATTTAAAGAAAGAGGAAACAATAGTAGCTATAGAGGAACCTTTAAGGCATGCAAAATCTTCCGCAGCCATACGCTCAATGGCTATTTCTTTCGGGAAGTTACTCGCACTATGTGAGCTTAGGGAGTGGCCTTATCAATGTGTTCAAGTTAGAAGCTGGCAAAATGTTATGTTAGGCTATTTTAATAAGGGTCAATCTAAAGCCAAAGCCTTGCAAGTGGCTACCCATTTAATGCCAGAAGAAAACTGGCTGAAGAGCAACCGATGTTCTAAACCTCATGACGGGCTAATCGATGCTTTTTTAATAGCTAATTATGTATGGCGTAAAGAAAAACACAGATTTTAAAAAAAAAGTTTGGACAAATTAATTATCCTATAGTATTAGGAAATTAATGAAAACTTTATACCCTCCTCAGCAAAAAGCGGCGAAGCATTTTTTAGAGCTTTTAAAACAAGGCAGACACACCCTCGACACAAGCGAAGTAGGAACAGGCAAAACGGTGGTTGCCGCCTACTTAGCTAAACAGTTAGGCATGCGCGTGGCCGTTATTTGTCCTAAGGCAGTTATAACTATGTGGGATAGAGAACTGATAGACATGGGGGTAGAGCCCGACTGCGTAATGAACTACGAAAGAATACGCACGGGTAAAACTACTTTCCTGTCTAAAAAAGGTAAGAAGATAATGAAATGGTTATTTGAAGAACCAACCTTTGTTATATTTGATGAGGTACATAAGTGCAAAGGGCCGTGGACCCAAAATGCCCAATTGTTAATTAGCCTTGTACAACAAGCGGAAGAAAATGGACACTTGATTCATGCCATGTCTGCTACAGCGGCTGAAGACCCTACTGAAATGAGGTCTTTGGGTTTTATGTTAGGGTTACATAAACTCAATAAATCC